ACAGCTCCAGCTCCGTTATAAACATTTATATTTATGTTTCCACTCCCAGCGTTTTTACTTATAAATATGCCGTCTGTAAACGCTGCAGAGTTATAAGATACATACGTATGAGTCGGAGTACCCTTATCGCCTGGTTTAATCCACATAGCAAGACACCAACCAGTAGGATCTGGCACAACAGGTACGGTCATCTTTGCAGAAGTACCGTTAAAATACAGACTGGCGTTAGCGTTCTGTGAAACTATTCGTGGCATCTTATCCCTCCACTGGGTTATTGTAGTCTTCTATGACAATGAGAGAGAAGCGATCAAGCTCGGCGTTCATCGCTTCCTCATCATCAATAGTAAGATCACATCGTTTATCTGTAAGGATAACGTCTCCATTATTAAGCACGTTAAAAGATACGTGGTTTAATTCGGTGTTAATGTTTGTTATCTCAAAGTTCATTAGTTACTCCTCATTTCCAGAAAATAGTGATGTTGGCTGTGCCACCAATAGTAGCGTACAAGCCTGTACCAAACTCTACGTCAGGGAATGGAAAAATAAGTCCAGAACCAGCCGCAAAAGTGATAGTGTCCAGAAGAACAGTTGTTGCAGCGGAAGTGTTATCCCAAAGCTTCAAAGTTCCAGAAGTGTGAGAGTTTACACAGAAACCTTTTAGGCGTCCTGCACCAGTCTTGATTAGTGCACTTGCTGATAGGTTTGTGTAAGTAGAACGGTCTTCTACTTTAAGTACGTCGTTTGTTAGGTCTTCACCTGCAATTAGCTCGTTAAGAGCTGTCATTATTGAGTTATTTCGTTCGTTTGCCATTGTTTATCTCCTTAGATTAGGTTCTTGTCACCAGATACACCAGCTACACTATCGAGTGTTCCTGCACCAGCGGCAGCAACTACAGCAGCTACACCAGAAGCGATTGTTGCAGCGCCCCATGAGCAGTTAGCACCAGTTTCAGTAGTAGCGATGCTAGCGTTAGTAAAGGCTTTGTCTCGAGGGTTTACAACTAGAGTAGAAGCAGTTTTAGTTCCAGCAGTTACTGTCGTGTGGACACCAGTGTTAGCTGTGTAATCTGTTCCAGCAGTACCTGTTCCGTTGATAGCAGCTTTTAGGTTGTCAAGGCTGTTAGTTGCAGCAGCACCGATAAGTACTTGTCCAGCAGTTGTTCCGAGTGCAGTTTTCATTGTGTAAACGCGGTCACCAATAGTAACTGTCTCACCGTCAGAGAAAGTACCAGTAGTAGTAAGTGTCTGTGCGCCGTCTGTTCCAGCAAATGTTGTTGCGTTCTTCTCTAGCCATAGAACTTTTTGCTCTAGTTTAGAGTCGTTATAAATAGTGCTAGGGTCTAGTCCAACAACTCGAGCCCTAAGGTTTAATTCGTTTCGTGATGGCATTTTGTTTGCCTCCTATTTAAATGTTTTTGTTTGAGATAGAGGAGCGGTTCACCCCGCAAGCGATACTCACACATACGTTCTGTAAGGCTTTCTCATATCACATTTTTAGTATACCAGAAAATTAAAAAAGAAAAGAGCCCCCGAAGGAGCTCAGATCTTTACTGAAGCTTAAGACTAAGCAGCAGTTGTACGTGTAACTTGTACAAGAGCGTTTGCACGGTTGATACCAACACCGTAGATAGCGTGAAGGACAGCCTTCATACCGATTTGGTCGACAGAGTCTTCCATCTTGTATGTTGGAGCCAATTGCTGTGCTAGGCTGATAGCTTTTTTGTGGAAGAACATGTTTCGTCCAGTAGTTGATACAACTACGTTCTGACTCATGTATAGATCCATACCGTAAACACTTGCAACTAGACCATCAGTTCCGTCCACAGCTTTACCTGTGTTTCCAGTCTGATCGTAAGCTACGTATTTGTTAACGTTGAGTAGGTCACCCTTTGTGTACTGACCGATAACACCGTAACGCTCTGATTGAGGAACGTTAGCGTTGTCAAGAGCAGATACTACAGAGATAACATCAGCGTCGTCAACAGCTGCACCAGCAGCTACAGTTGTACCAGCAGATCCGTAAAGACCAGCTAGGTCGCTGTCGATTTGTCGTGCTACTGCCTCAGCCTGAGCTGTGCGCCATAGTTGAGCTAGGTCGTAGCTAGACTGTACTTTAGCGAAGTCTTCGATAAGTACTGCTGAGTAGTAATGCTTGTCGATGTTGTAGCTGATTGGAGTTCCATCAGGTGAGTCGTAAGTTACGGCTGTAGAAGCGCTTTTTGCACGAGCGTTAACTGTGTCGAGGAAAGGCTTGCGAACGATGTCACCGCCACCAGATACAAGTGAATCATCACGAGATACTAGTTTAGCGAATTGTAGAGCTTTGTAGAAAGGCTTTTCTACTTCTTTGCTCCAGATTTCTGGGATGTACTGCGCTGTTGCTGCAATAGAACCAGTAGTGTTACTGTTTAGGTTTGCCATTTTAGTTTTTCCTTAATTATTTATTTTCTGTATTCCATTCCGAGTTGCTTATAGATTGCTTCTCGGTTTTTCTCAAACTGCGCGGGAGTTAGTTTTGATATGTCTCCTGGATTCTGAATTTTAATTCCACTCCTAGATCCACCGTCAGGTCTTACGCCTGTCTTTGCAGCTTGTTTTGCAATGTTCTTCTGAGAAGCTACATGCAGGTTAGATGCCAACCGTTCGGCTCGTTCTATCTGTGCTTCTACAAAGTCTGCATACCCAATTTCTGGATTCTTAACAAATCCTGTCTCTGCGTTGTAGCCTGTATACATCAGATATTCTTTGTCGATTGCCTCTGCATCGGCTGGGTCGAGCTTATCTAATCGATCCTTAACTAGAGGTAAATCAAGTTTAATGTTGGTACGAAACTCCATCGCCTTTACGAGTTCTAAACCTTCGTTGTATCGAGCGTCACCATAGCTGGTACGATCCTGTTCTAGGGTTTGGTAAACTGCGTCATCAGCTTCAATTGCACTCCTGTAATCAAGAGCTTCATTCGGCTGATTAGAGCGAGGTGTGCTTTGGATGCGATCCAGAATTTTGTTTAACTTTAATTCTTTTGCCTTGTCTTCTATCTGGTCTACGCGCTTTTGCTGGCGTGGGGATAGATCAGGTTGATCTTCTTCCGTAGTTTCTTCCTCCGTAGTTTCTTCTTCAGTTTCAGCTGAATCTTCTACTACGTCTTCGTTAAGGTGCTCTTCGCTAGCGGACTGATCTAGCTGTTCGAGCGTATCATCCTGCGTTTGTGATACTGCTTCTTCGTCCATGTTAATTCCCTTCTATTTTTTATTACGCCCACGTTGATGGCTCGGGCGACTCCGTTTTAATTTATACTCTAAAGCTCAATCTTTTTCAACATCGGTAGACCTTTATCGTCTGTACCTGTGAAGATGTGAGTTGTCGGGATAAATGATCCATGATGTCCCATATCGCAGACACAGTACAATTCGTTACCACGCTGTTTCCAGTTGTGAACTACTTCTATTTTCTGGTTAATTGCTATTTCCTCTAGCGTTCCACCGTGAGGAATGTGCGTTGGTTTAGCTACTCCATTCTCAGAGTAGAGCTTTTCATCATCCTTGTTGAGCATCTTTAACTACTTCTGCTGCTTGTTCAAATGACCCAATAACAAGTTTAAACTCACCGATTACTGCGTTTGCGATAATCCATTGTTCAGGTGTTGGTATCTCTTGATTAACTTGTCGTCCGTCTGGATAAAATTCTTGATAGAATTCGATGCGAGAAAGTAGGTGCTCTTTGAGTAACTTGAATTCAGAACTTCTGGCAAATTTAGCCATCTGTTTTTCAAGCTTGAGAGTCTCTAGATCTACCCCTGTTTCTTGCGGTAATGCCATAGTTGATTCATCTATTATGCCGTTTACCATTTGGTGTCCTCCTTATTTATTGTTGTTGGTCAATCTCCTGTGCAACTGCTGCGATGTCAGGATTATTAAATACATTCCCTCGAATAGATGTAGCCGCTGGCGCTAAGGTGGGCTGAGGTTGAGCTTGCGTTTGAGCTTGCGTCTGCGCTTGAGCCTGTGCCTGCATGTCCATTTCTTGCTGTTTTTGCATATCTATTTGTTCTTGAGGAATGACTGTTATAAAATCTTCTAACCCTTTAACGCCTGTGAGTTCCTGAAGTAATTGGATTGGAACCGCCCAGTTCATTTTGATTGTAGGGTCTTCTTTAAGGATGTTCTGGTATTTACCGATTGTTGCTAGAGTGTTCTGAATGTCTTCAATTTTCTTCTGCTTGTTAATTGCTTCGGATGATCCTGCTGAGATATTAAATCTAGCTTCGACGTTCTTGAGTGAGCCAGGCTTAATTACGAGTGTGCCTTGAGTGCCTTCTTTGTTTACTTCTACAAGTTCGAGTATGTCTTCGTATCCCATCTTTTGAATCTCTTCAATTTCTTCGGAGAACATGTTGATTGGAATTGGTTCAGTGTTGATGTTTGCGATTAGTGTGTTAAATCCATCTGTTAGGCTTTCGATAGCTGATTCTAGGTATGCTCGTTCCTGTCCGTCTCGGCTAGCTTCCTTGTCAGAGTACATACTAACCGCTGCAGGTGTTTTACCTTGAGATGGGTTAAGTGCTTCTGCTCCAGGAATAGATGCGTTCTGTGTACCGTATAAGCTTAATAGAGAGCCTGTAAGCTGGCTTTGTGCCGCTTGATAGGTAGATAGTCCAGCTGTACTTGTGTCTAGTCTTCTAACTGATCCTGGAATTGTTTCCATGATAATCGGTTGAGGCTTGCTCATATCGAGTGTGTGCTTCATGACGCCGTTAGCGTTGACTACTATTGGTGGAGAAAGGTTAGTTTTAATACCAGCAAAGTAGAAATTGGTCAAACCATCTCTAGCAAACTGCAGTGGTTTAGCTCTTTGGAAGTCACCCATGCCGTAGAATGAGTCGAATAGTGGTTGACAGTACTTAACTACGAAAGGAATGCGTGAGTTTTTGTGCGGGTTAGGGATATCTCGGAGTTTCATGCAGCCATTATCAGGAGCGAAGCTAATCCAGCGTCCATCTTTGCCTGATTCGTAGCGAGTAGCTATGCAAACGCCTTTTTTAACGTCATTCATAGTACGATTGCGGTCAA